CCAACAAAGTTTTCTATGTACGTTTCTATAGCTGAAGCGTGAGCTTGCTTTATATCCTCACTTGAATTAGGTATTCCACCAATTTCCTTCTCTGTCACTGATAGTTTATTTCTTTTTTTATCTGGTCTATTCATTGCAAAACCTCTATAACCTCTTCTTTTGAAATGATAAAGTAATCTAGGTTTATTGTTTTCTGCTAGTATTGGCATTCCGTAGAACACACAAGCCATAAGTACATCTTCAAAGAATATTTCAGCAGTTTGAGGTCTAGCTATATATTCTAAAAAGAAATGATTAGGAGGAACTTCTTCCATACTAAACTTAGTTAAGCCATGTAAAGATCCGTTAGAACCTCTTTTATCAACTGTACCCGATATATCATATGGATCACATCCAAATGCTCCGCAGTGTTCGTTACCTGGATAACTTATTCCATTCTTTAAATATCTTTTATTCTGTAGATTAAGTGGTGGAACCCATGTTATATAAAATCTTCCTTGCTTGCTTGGCGAAAATATTACTCTAGTATCTTTGTGTCCATTTTCCCATTGAAAATTTCCTTGAGTTACGGAGAGTGAATTTTTTAAATCCTCGTTAAAATCTATCTGTTGATAGATCTTAGTTAAATTAAATAGAGACATTTTAGACTCATCTCTGAATGCGTGTTTTGTAGTACGTGGAAACTGTCTATAAAATTCATTTAAACCATCTTGATCTTCCTTAAGACCTTCTACCTCATTATCCCAGTATTCAACAACCCCGATTTTGATTGGCGTTCCATGAGGTCCAAACACTGGTTTTTGTGGTGTGTCGAAGACAGGATAGCCATAAGAATCAATGTATCCCTCGTAATTCCATTCCATAGGAATGAACAAAGAATAGAGTCCTGAACGAGTTTGTCCATTTGCATTTCTTTTGTTAACGTTTGAGTCATCGTATAGTTTTTTAAAGTTTCTACCACCTTTGTCTAGAGCATTTGATGTTGATCCCATCATACACTTTCCAATAATTCTTGATCCTAATCTAAGCGTAGTTTTTGTGACACGCCAATTGTTTAATATGTTATTAGGTCTTTCCCATTTACCTGATTCATCATGAACTAAAAGCTTTAGTTTCTCTCCATCATAAGCATTGTCTCCAGTGTTTTTCCAATCTATAGTTGTATCTAGCCCAGCAAGATCTTCTGGTTTATCTGTAGAAACTATAGATCTTCTTGTAAATTTAGAAGCTGGTACACGATAAGCTAGTTCAGTTTTAGGACGATCCATACCGTCTTGTATTGGTTTAAAGAAGAAAGGATAGTTAACCGAAATAGGAACTACCTTGTCTGTAAACATTTTCTTTGCATCAGATCCAGATTTAGATAAAATACCAAAACGTGCATCAGTTGATATTGTAGCCATGTTAACACATTCACCAGATGCCATAAATGAAAATCCAGAACGTCTATTCTTTAAGTAAGACATACCATAACATCTATCATCAGCTCGGCAAGCTTCCCAAAATATAAAGAACAATCTATTTGATTCTCTAAAATCAGGTTGACCTACGTCAATCTTCGACCATTGTAAATACATGTAGTGAGTACCAGTGACGTAAGTAGGAATATTTTTATTTTTATACCAAAAACCTTCTTCACGTCTTTTAAACTCATTATCAATATAGTCGTAATATTTTTCTTTAAATTCTTCTGGATACTCTCTCCAGTCGAATACTGTTTTTATTCTTTTTAACTCTTTAGGATAATTAAACAAAGTCCATCTGTTTTCTTTGAACTCATGAACTTCTTGAGCTTTAGGTAAAGCTATTTTAAGGTTTTGTATTTCATAAACCTCTCCAATTTGACCAGTCTTAGATATAACAATCATATCATGATCTTGGTTATATCCATATTCCCATTTATTATACCTATTCATTCTAGATAGAACTTTAGGTTTTATATGGTTTTTTAATACTTTATATAAAGTTTGTATATACATTACTTAGACCTTCCTTCAGCGAAACCACGAAACGTGCTTTCTTTTTTAACTTCTTTAGGTTTTTCCTCTAACATATTTTTCTCTTCTTCAATTCTATTAAGAATTTCAAAAGCATCGAATATAGCTAGTTTTTTTGTAGCAGCAGCATTTTTTAGTCTATCAGCTGATATGTCATCCGCAGTATCTACAATAGCTTCTTTAGCAACCTTAATTAGTTCCTCAACCGCTATGTGCCCAGCTTGGATTATACTCAACTTCGTTTCCTTCGTATTCATATTTTATAACAATATCATTTGATTTCATACAATATAGACGCTCCCCTTCAACTAAAAATTCCCATTCACCTTTAGGTGTATAACCTACTAAGTCTCCTGGGTTCATATTAAGTGCCTCTAATGAGCTATTACCATACTTTAGTATACCAATAAGCTTTTTTTCTTTGTCTAACGTTAAATCATTAGAATCTTTGATAGGTTTTATAAAACATCTATCGCCAAAACTATGCCAACCGTTTTTATTTTTATATAGATAAAGTTGATCAATAGCACAGAAAAATAAATCATCTTTAAAATAAGATCTACTTTTTTTCTTTCTACCTTTCATATCATAAAAAGTTCTAAAAACATTTTGATGTATAATCACAATGTCACCTTTTTTAATTTTAGTATCAAAGGCCAAAGGAGTTTCTTTTACAATAGCTAATCTATTAACAAACTTCCAATTTTCTATTTTAGTATTAACTACTATATCTTTGTTACCAATTTTAACAGTGTTACTATACTTATCACCCATAGGCTGTATAATAAAATCATATAAACTTTTCATTAATATTCTAAATCATATTCAACTGATATTGCCATGTTAGAATTAAATTTTTTCCATGGCAATATTTCATTGTTTTTTTTGATGTGTATATTATAGGACTTGTCAGTATCATCTAATAGAATATGAGAGATCTCATGACCTCCATAAACTTGTTGACCAATAGCATAATGCATAGCGTCATTTTTATAATCAGACCCGATACTAATCTTTCTTATATTATTCTGCATCTTCTTTTTCAATCTCAGTATAAGAACCATCTGTAAGATCAATGTTTACTTGACCATACTCGTCTTCTAGTTCTTTTTTACTAGCTTCAATTTCTTTAGAAATTTCTGTTATTTGACTGTGAATGTTTTGTTTTTGCACCTCTACAACACCTATGTTTCTTAGTAATGCGCTTAATTTAGATTGCTGATCACTAACAGTTTTTAACTGCTCTTCAGTAATCATTTTTTTTGCTTCTTCCATAATTTAATTTAATTTAATTGTTAGTATATTCTTAGTTATATAGTTACTTGTTTTAAAGTGATTTACCCTTTGTTAATTATACACCTGCTACTAGCAACGTTGCGGTAGTACCTGTAGCTGTAACGTAGTCTACGTAAACCGGCAATACAGTTCCAACTGGAACATTGTTAAACACTACAGCGTCACCTATTACTGGTAATAAACTTCTTACTGCATCTACTCTAAGAGTACAATTAGCACCGCCAGCTTGTACAACTGTTATTATATCTCCTATAGAATAACCTTCTCCTGCAACAACAAGTGTAACCGCTGTTACTGCGCCAGCAGTAGCCGTAATACCTATTGTTAAACCACTAGCTACTTTTGGTCCATTTGAAATTGGAACAATACTCGTGAAAGTAGTAACTAAAGGAGTAGCTGTTACGTAACCAGTTCCAGCAGTTATTATTGATAAAGCCACTACAGTGTTTTGAACACCAACAGTGCCAGCTGTTATAACGCTAACGTTTGAAGCTGCAGCAGTACCTCCAACATATATAAGAGAACCTCTTAAATTAGTACCTAATGTACCTGTTTGGTTCATAAACTCCCAAGCCGGCAATGCGTTGATTGTGTCACTTGGTGTGATACTTAGTGATCTACTAAAATTTCCCATTTTTATTTTTATTTTTTACTAATTGTTTTATATTTTTCAACACCACGTGATCCAAAATACGCCACGTATACTGTTGCTGTCAATGTCTTTAATAAACTTATCCATTCTTGTTCTACTGTAAATGATAATGATTCATGACTATCAACCCATATAAAAGCTATAGTCATTACAGTAAGAAATATTAAGCTCATTGGACGTGTATTCTTACTTAACCATGAATCGCTTTTCATATCGCTTTCCCAGCGTTTTGATATTTCTTGCATTTCTGTCATATCTTGTTCTAATAACATTAATGCTTTTTCTTTATCCTCTGCAGGAAGCACAGGATCTTTGTGGATAAGATTTTTAATTAAACCAAATACACCAGCGTCTGGTAATACATCACCAGCTATATCTAATATACCAGGAGCAGCTTTACTTAAAAATGCACCAACCTTAGTTTCATTAAATTTCTTTTTCATTATCCTTTTTTATATGCTTCAGCTTCCCATGGTAGGTTTTTAGCACCTTCTTCCATATCAGCTCTTGAATATTTTTTTCCTTTCCAGTAAACGTTTTCGTTATCGTAATCTAAGTCACCACGTTTCATTTGATCTAAATGAACTTTCTCGTGAGAGATAACTTCGTCTATTTGACTGGGATCTAAGTCTTTATTTATAACGATAGAACCGTTATTATTGGCTTTACCCATTACACCTTCTTCCATATCTACTTTGTATATTGGAGTATTGTCTACTATATAAGGTGGGTTTTTAAGTGTAAATGCCATATTATTTGTTGTAGGGTAATATTTTGTTTAAAGCATCCCTACGACTTTTGCAGCCGCAGGGAATGTTTAAACCTTTTGATACATTGTCAACTAATTTTTTGATACCAGTAGTTCTAGTGAACTTCTCTATGTCGTCTCCTAGACCTCTTGATTTCATAAATTAATTATGCTATTACAGCAGTAGCAACAGTTAATGATCTGAAATACATTTGTATTGGTGTAGCAGCATCATCTAGTCCTAATTGAACTGTTGATTGAATTCCACCTGGGTTAGCAGTCATTGCAGCAAATACAGCACTTCTTGGAGAACTTCCTCCTAAAGTAATTGTTGGGATTGCAGCAGCGCTTACAGATGTGCTACATAGAATAGAAATAACTCTACTTTGTACATTTCCAGCAGCTCCAACTCCACCAGATATAGCGTTTTGAATAGCGACATCTCCGTCACCACCGCCTGCTAAAGTGTATGCTGCTCTATCTAATCCAGACACAGCAGTTGTTGCTCCAGATACTCCAACAGAACCTTTTAGTGTTAATGTTAAGATACCAGTTCCTACAGCGTATGCTACGCTTTCGATATCATCTGCGTTTACTAATTCAACTCCTTGGGCTAATAATCCCGCAGCGTTTGTGTTGTTTCTAATGTTAAATTTTAAATACTTGTTTACCATGATAATTGTTTTTTGTTATTGGTTTGGTTTGTGTTTTACTTGATTTATCAGTTTTCTCTGTTATTTTTTTCCTAAATGCTTTTCACTACCGTCTTTAGCGTGTTTTACTTTAGATGCATGTAATCCTCCTTCAAATGAATGTAAAGGTGATCCTGACATGTGTTTAGATAAATATGATCCTCCGCTAGCGTGTTTAGCTATTGGATTATCATTTAGTAAATCTTTTTTCTCTTGTTTTGCGTAACCTTTATTTAGGTTGTTTAGTGGTGAATTCATTGTTATATTTTTAGTTAGTTAATGTTTTTTTAGTAGGTTTTTTAAAATCTTTTTTGTGATATCCGCTTGCGTTATGTGGGTGAGCTCCTTTTCCAGGTAATTTATCATTAAGCGGTGAAACCATTTTAGCCGGTGAGTGATCATCAGTACCAACCCTAGCCTCGTGTTCAGCAAACTCTTTATTACTGTATTGGTGATCTGATTGGCTTCCTTGTATATGAGCTGGTGAACCATGTTTTTTCTCATCGTATTTTAAATCACCTGCTAATTTAGAGATATGCTTTTCATCAGAAGTCATAGATGAATCACTTCCGCCATGCTTGCTATCGTAATTAATATCTTCTTTAAGATATGTCATGTGAGCTTCATCATCTCTTTTTGTTGCTCCCATATTA